TTAGATCAGTCTTAATCGCTCATTCGAACTTAAGTTCCATTGGTAAGAATCTAATTTCTTTCTTAAAGACGCCTTCTCTGACTCTGCAACAAACATCCAAGCGACAAATGCACCATCTATAAAATGGTCATGTACAGCGGCAGCAATATTCGGGTTGATCTTACGGATCGCTTCGCCATACTCCTTCCACCATTGGCGGCACCAGATCATGCAATGTGCCAAGGCAATTGTATTCATGTCATTCGCTTTGTGCTGTTGATGACTAAATAGCGCAATTAAATGGTGAACGTACTCAACCGCTACAGGAATGGCATCGTATGGAATATCTTCGATGTGTTCTACGTTAAAGCGCTGATGTACTAGTTTATATGCATCGCTATAGTTCAGATGCTTCGATTTAGCTATAAGCATGTTTACGGCATTTGTGAGTGGTTCACGTTCTGATTTGTGGGTTTTGGCTAAAACTTCTTTTCTATGAAAGTAGCAATCTTCAAGTTGTTCAAATACTTCCCATGCTTGATCTGTATCTAGCATTTTTGCATGGCGGGCTGCACCGCGTTCTGTCCAGAGCATCAATCGTGCTGCGCGCTTTGGAACATAGTGACTATCTGTCACCATGTTCTTGAAAGTCTTTAATTCCAAGCCTTCTAACTTAAAATAGTGCTTACCCTCAATAAAGCGTTCAGCATTTCTTGAAAAATTCTGCTTAATGTTATCAGTGTCTGATTGATAAAACTCCGCTAACATTTCACTGGTAACAACAGGTATAGATTTGAAATTAATGATCGACACTTTCGTATCGTTGATTTGTGCTATATTTGACATATCAATATTCCTTACAGTGGTTTGTTGATAACTCGCCCCGCTATCCGCCAAGATTGTTCGGGGCGTTTTATTTGAAAAATAATGTCCACTGGACATATTGCAAATATATATGTCCACTTGATACCATGTCAACAGATTTTCAAGGATTACTGTCATGGGTAAACATTTAGGTGTTGCTTACAATTTACGCTTACCGCAAGAACTAAAAGATAAAATCGCAGAGTCGGCTAAGGAGCTGAATCGCTCTATGAATGCGGATATTGTGGCTCGACTTGAGAAGAGCTTCGAGTCTGAAATTAATGCTACAGAAACATTTGAATTTGAGGCGATGAAGCGCATTCATAAAAAACAAGCTGAAGAACTCAAAGCTCTTGGCGAGTATCTTCAGGATGCTAGAGAAACACGCATGCTGTTAATCGAGTTCATGAATCGAAACTTTGATGACCTCCCAATAAGCCTTCAATCAAATTTTGCAAAATTAGTACTAGAAGCAGCAAAGAGTGATGAATCTGCTCCATTTGATAAAAAGCTCGAACTAATGCTTAAGAATATTTTGCAAGATACCATTGATCGATTGGAAAAATATAGTGAATTTGGAACATGGTAAAAAAGCTTAGGTTGGCTAGTTGTGGAAGATCATTATGTCAGCACTTCAAAAAAAATAATGAAAGCTAACTTTAGTTAGTTTGGAATTACAATATGAAAGATGAAAAACTTTATAAAATAACTGCAAATGCTTTAATTTGCTTTAAAGAACATCTACCGTCTTATGGAAATATACAAACTTTTCCAAAAAACTACTGTGAAGAGGTATCAAGTATTTTATTAAGTATTCTAGAGGATGAGGGATACACATATTTTAAAATGATGAAAGGTTCAAATAAGAAAAATGAACATCATTTTTGGTTGGAATCTGAAACAGATATTATTGATCTTACAGCCCATCAGTTTAAAGAAATTAGCCAGCCATTTTTATTAATCAGTAAAACCGAATACCCTCTCAATAAGATTTTTTCTGAAGAAATACACTCAAAATCAATTGATACTAACTGGCAGCATCTAAGTGAACTTCTACCTAGAATAAAGAAAATTTTCTATTCCAATTATTATCACCGATTTAAAATTTCCATCTAAAGATGTGATGAAGATAAAGTTAAAATTAAATGATGGGAACAGAATTCTCTATTGGGATTCAATTCCAAGAAGTGAGAGTTTTAGGGATTAAAAAAAAGCACCGTGAGGTGCTTTAATTTGGAAAGTCTTTTAGTATATGATTTATTCTCTTGATAAGAACATTATCAATTCTATATTTTTCAATACTAGTTTTTTGATTAGCAAAATATATTAAATTTTTCAAAACTTCTTCTAACCACTCTTTTTCTATAAGAATATCTTCTATAATTGACTTATCAACATTATAACGTGTCTCTAATGCAGATAATACTTTTCTAATCGCATTCAATTCTAGTTCCAAAAGAGTCTTTGAAAACTCCTCTGGTTGAATTTCTTTCAATATTGGAACATTATAGTAAATATTATCTTTACTATCGGTTAAACAAATTTTATGTAAAAAAAGACTACTATTTTTATATAACAATTGAAATAGTTCATGTGCTTCTTCTTTAATCCTAGAGTTTTTAACTTCTTTTATTTTTTCAATAGCTTCTTTTATAAAATATTTGATTAATTCCATATCAACACCTAAATAAGAATAACCTCCCCAATGATCCTTATCTTCAAATCTTATATAACTATCTAACTCTGCTCTATTCATTTTTTTTGAAATAAACTCAATATTTTTAAATCCCTTAATCTTAACTTCATCTAAATCAAATGGAATAACAAAATTTTGACCGAAGTAAAGGACTGCACAAACAACATGAAAAACCTCTCCAAAATTCTTATATTCTAGACACTCAAGCTTATTAATAGACAAATTAAGCAATTTCAAAAATTCTGAATTATTTAAATCATAATAATGCCACAACTTATACCATTCAGGCTTTTCTTTTTGATATGAAAAATAATTAGTTTCCAAATTTTTAGAAATCACTTCCTTATCTAAAATGTTGCCAATGACAATATCACTCCAAATAGGAATATCTATGATATATCTTGAATATTTACTTAATTTATATTTAGAGTAAAAAATATTTTCATCATCAGCACTATTAAATTTCAGCAACCCTCTCTTAAAACTACCCTTCTTACTCTCAATTGAAAATATTAAATAAATATTTAGTATATTCTTTAATAATTCATCATCATCTTTAAAGAGATCTTCATCAAAAAATCTTTTAAACTCATGGAGTGCTTGCTTTAATATTCTAATATTTTCATATTTAGAAAAATTATATACTTCAAGAATATCTTCTTTAAGACATAATATTTTTTCCTTAAATTCATTATCTAAAAATTCATCAACGATAGATTCAAAAGCGCTACTTACATCACCATTAAAAAGAAATGTTGTTCCTATTATTTTTTCTTTTTCTGAAAAGTAATTTATATCCTTCTCTTTTTTTTCTATTTCATCTTCATTTCCAATTAAAATTACCTTAGATTTTGCATGCTCTACGAAATAATTTATATAACCCAGTATCTCTGATATTGGTATTTGACACCTTTCAACATCATCAAAAATGAGTATCAAATTTTCTCCTTTTTTAAGAAGATCATCAATATTAACTGATGGGATTGAAACATTCGTACTTCCATCTGATTTTCCGTCACCATCTATATCAAATTTCAATGTCGCTTTAACTAATCCAGAAGCAACCCTTCCTAGAAATTTAACTTTTTTATCTGTCCAAAATGGATGTAAAAATCTAAATATTTCATCATCAATTGCTTCTTTTTTTGCAATACCATTTAAACTTATATAGATTACATTTTTGTGTTTATCTCTTAGTTTTTCCTCTACCCTACTGATGAACCATGTTTTACCAACCCCCCATTTTCCATTAATAAGAACTGCATAATTACTTAATTTGTTTTCACAATAGTAATTCAAGTACTCTTCAATGTGCTTATTGGGTTCTGAAATATAATTTGACATAAATGACCATTTAAAATCTGGGTTATTAAGAAAATTTAGACTTTTAAGGATTTCAAACATTATTTTATTTTTTCTTACACACAAAATTTGCCAAATCACTTTTGCTTGAACCAGGAACTAGATCGAACCATTTTGTCGGATTGACCTTGATTGCTTTCACAGAGACATCACTACCACCTATTTCACGCATTTTCATGGTAGAGCAGTTGGTTTCTGTCTTAGTGTAATAGGAATCGTAAACACCGAAACGCTTATGAATTGCAGTAACAATATTGCCACTACGCTTGGATTCAATTAAATAATATTTACCTTTGTCACCTGCCACACTACGCGGTATAAGCGTTTCAGCGTATGCTATGTGACCAATCCCCATTAAAGTTAAGCTCAAGATTAGTATTTTTTTCACATAATCACCCTAAATTTTTTATGATAAATTTCTAATAAACAATACATTAAATATACTACAATTAATTTTTTATAAAAGCCGTTATCAAATCAAATAGAAATTATGAAATTTTTACTCATTTTAATTTTGGGGTTAACTTCCATCCAAGTTTATGCAAAAAAATGCGCTGACTTTTCTACTCAGCAGCAAGCACAGAAATGGTATGAAGAACGTAAAAAGTCTGGACAAACTGGTTGGAAAAAATTAGACCGTGACGGCGATGGTCAAGCATGTGATTGCTTGCCTGGTGGAAGTGGTAAGAAGTGTCCGAAGAAAAGGAAATAATCTGCTATAGTCTGCCGCCTGCCCCCTAATTCATATAATGGGACTTATACAAAATTAAAATAGGATCTTCATCTCATATGACACGTTATAAGATACTCTTATCTAGTTTTATTCTAAGTATTTGTTCTTTACATATTGGGGCTCAAGAAGTAAGTGAACCATTTGATAATAACTTCCTTGTCAAGGATGGACACTTTATGAAACACGATTCATGCACAGATAAAACCTTGTTGGAATTTAAATCCTTTTCAAAAGCTCAACTTTTTAAACACTTCAATAAAAATGAAACAGACTTAATTATAACTAAAGATGGTGATGAGTGGTTCTTCATCAAACCTTTTGATATTTCCTATAAAGACCTTCTAACTTATACTAATCTGGAATCTAATGATTTTAAAAGATATCGCCTAGTTGTTTTGGCTTTATATACGCCAGTCATTGAAGATACTTGTCTGCTAGGTTTTGGTATATTTCCAGAAGGCTGGGATGGTAAAAATTGGATCCGTTTTAAATCAAATAAGAAACTTGAATCTAGTTTTTTAGAAGATTATATAAATTCAAAAAATATGAAATAAAATAAAAGCGCCTCACGGCGCTCTATCTTCTAGAAAAAAGTATCTGCTTGTTTAAGCATCACTTTCATAATACCCTTTCTACCAATGATCTTTGTCATACTCTTTTAATTTTAGTTTCTTAAACCTACAACTATCTAAATTTTAGGAAAATATATTGGATATCCAGTTTGACCGCTTAAGTAACATAAGTATTGTCGATATTATTGAATTGAATACGAATGATCGAGTCCTTGCACAAATGCCTTTAGCTAATGGCACTATTTTTGATGAGGAGAAATGTATTGCATGGGTAAATGAAAAAGAAAAACAATGGACAGAATATGGTTATGGTCCTTGGGCATTTACCATTGATGGAAAATTCATAGGTTGGGGAGGATTGCAATATGAAGATGGCGATGCTGATTTAGCATTAGTACTACATCCTCAATACTGGGGCGTTGGTAAGCAAGTTTTTAATGAAATTATAAAAAGAGCTTTTAATGAAATGGGGTTTGAATCAATAACTATTTTACTACCTCCTACAAGGAAAAAACTAAAGGCCATCTACTCATTAGGATTTGAATTGGATGGTGAAGTTACTCTAAGTAATGAACATTTTATAAAATACCGTCTACATAAGTTAGTAGCTGATTTAACATGATAGTTGTCATACAAAAAGAGGATTATAAATCCTCTTTTTTACTTTTAATTAGTAATATTGTACTAAAAAATAGGTTCAAAGATATTTAACCGCCATAAATCACAGCATCTGGTATCTCAAAACGTTCATGTGTATTTAATTCAATTAAAGATAGATCTGCTCTTTTCTGAGTTTTTCCCGAAGGAGATGTTAATTTCCCATTTTTAAATTTCAGCATATATTCTTTATTTTCTTGACCGAATATCGTTACTGTGGCTGTCCCATTTCCTTGACGAACAACTCCAAATGGACATTGCCTAGTAGGCTGTCCTACACTTAAAGAGCAGGGTAAATCTCCTGTAGCATCAAATTTTTTAGCACCTTTACTGGTATTTTGATCTAATATTTGAATATAAAGCTGGAAACTTACAGTCTTATTTTGACGAGCAGTGTTTCTCATTTGATAAACTTGTATGGTGTATTCACCATTCGAAGGTAAAATAATTTCTCCAACCTGCCCTTCAGTCGAACCAATAAAAATTGCCTCATCTTTCCCAGGTTTTTTATCAGGAGAAAAAATATTGATATTTGCTAAATTACTATTGCTCTTTACGTTAAATTTAAGAACTTGTCCTTTTTTTGCGTAAATTTTATATTGCACATCATCATAGCCTTCAAATTTTCCCGTTTGAGTTTTTTGATTTGTACCCTTTGTAAACACTATAGATTGTTCAGCTGTTTGAGCAAATGTAGCCACAGAACTGAATGATACAAGCATTGATAGAAGACCAATATGTATGGTTTTTTTCATTTTAATCTCTCATATAATGACATATATAAGTATAAAGGGCTCTAGATTTTCTTCTGTAACATTTTTTCTTTTAACATAGTGGTAGTAATAACTAAGACCATCACGTTGATGGCCTTTCATAGCTTCACATCTTTTTTTAGAAATACTCTTGGCAATGCTCTCAATCATCAATTTCTGTTTTAGTGCGCTGAACCCTAGCACGGCTTTGTTTAAGATATTGATGCTTATAGGAAAATTCCAAGTATTTCATATAAGGTGTATTCTATTAAATTTAGGAAATCTTAATCTTTCGCTTTCCAAAATAAACTAACGAATATTGCTAAAAATACTAATAAAGCCGTTGATACAAGTAACACCAATGCATGCGCTGTTGCGAAAGAATTATGAGCAGATGAAATAATATGCTCGGTATTTAATGGTGCAATTTTTTCAATGACTTGGTAAGTCTCACCAATAGAGTTTTTAGCAACTTCAAACTGTTCTGTGCTGAGATACTTCTTAAAATCGACTTGTTGCATATAAAAATAAGATGCCATTAAACCAAATAAAGTCACACCCAAGCCTGTACCTAACTCATAAGACATCCCTTCAATTGCACCTGCAGAAGCAGCTTTTTCCATCGGTGCACCTGACAAAATAGCTGATGTTGCAGCTAAGAATGCACATAAAATACTTAAGCCAAGTAAGACCATCCAGAATGCAGCATATAAGTATGCTGAATCGAGTTTAATACTTGATAAGAAATACATGGCTAATGCACTTAAAAATAAACTTGCTACAGCTACCTTTTTAGCACCAAATTTATTTAATAGTGGGGAGCTGATGAGTGCACCTGCGCTCACAGCAATCATAAATGGAAAAATATACAAGCCAGCTTGCAATGGACTGTATTGGTAAACGTATTGTAGTTTTTGCGAAATTAGTAATTCAAATCCAACTAAGGAAATCATAGCAACTACACAGATGATGAAGCCAAATTTCACTGAATTCGATGTAAATAATTTGACATCAAATAATGGGTTGGTACTTTTCAATTGATGTTTGACGAAAACTGTTCCTAAGCAAATACCGATTAACCCCAAGACAACATGATAGATTTCAAAGTCTTTTAAACCTGATTTTAGAGCGTAGATGACCGTTAAAATGGACGCAATCAAAATAGCTGCATCGAATAAATTGATTGGATGATTAGATACTGATTGTTGCTTTGGTATTAAGAGAAGGATACCAACCAAAGCAACCATAATAATGGGCACATTGATGAGAAATACAGAACCCCAATAGAAATGTTCTAATAATATCCCTCCAACTAAAGGTCCAAAGGCCGCGCCTGCACTACCTGCCATCACCCACATGCCTAAGGCAAAATTACGTTCTTGCTCATTTTCAAAAGTATGCCTTAAGCAAGCCAATGTGCTTGGCAAAAGCATAGATGCACCTAAAGCCAATAAGGCTCTTGCAAGAATAAGAAACTCAGAAGTTATTGAAAATGCACCGAATATAGAAGCTATGCCGAAAATTATACTTCCTATTAACATCATTTTTCGATATCCCACACGGTCACCTAGTGCTCCCATGAGTAATATGAGCCCAGCCATCATCAATGGATAGATATCAATAATCCATAATAGTTGAGAATTAGTTGCCTGCAATTCAGTACTTAATGTTGGTACAACAATATGTAGGATTGTTGCATCAATCGCAACAGGCAGATATAGGCTGACAACTACAGCCAATATCAACCATTTTGAATGTAAGATCATAAATAAAAAATTAATTTGAATTTGAACATATGTTCAATTTTAGAGTGTTTTTACTTTTTATTGCAACTAAGCTAATCTTAGAAGTGAGATGAAAGGCATGTAATACCATGAGTTATTTGAATAAATCCGAAAGAAAAAATTTGATTTTAGAGGTCGCAAAATCAATTGCCCTTGAAGATGGTTTAAGCACTTTGACTGTCCGTAAAATTGCCGATGCAGCATCTTTGTCTGTAGGACTCATTCATCATCATTTTGCTTCGATCCAAGAATTAAAATCAGAAGTGTTTATTCAACTTGCTTATCAGAATTTGGATATGAGTCATCTAGCCGAACCCTCAACTTGGGAAGAAAAACTCCTGGATATGTTAGGTTTTGTGAATACAACAGAGGAGCTTCCATATATAAGGTTATGGAATGATGCGGAACAAATAAGTCAAAACAACACTGAATTTGCTAAAGTATATTGGGCTGCAATAGAGGTTTGGCATTCACATATCGTAAAACTTCTTAGATTAATCAAATTTAGAAGTGAACAAGAAAAGCTTAATGAAATTGCATGGCAACTCATTGGAATGACTTTAGGTTTTGAGCGGTTATCACAATTCAATAATGATGTATTTTCTTTAGAATATATGTCTGACCTAATTCTAGCGTTAGTAAATAGTAAGATTTAACATAATGACGATTACTCAAAATGCCCTCACTTGAGGGCATTCTTTAAACCACTACCCGATTCAAAACCCATCCATAAAAGTACTTCTCTTGCGATGGGTTGCGTTCTGCAATTTCAATATAGCGATTGCCTTGTAAGATATTAAGCACTCGCAATAAAGCGGTTTCACCGTCTTTTCCACGCTTGACCAAGTAAGTTTTTAAAGCTGATAACGTTGCTGGACCATATATGCCATCTACAGCTAAATCTGGCCAGCCTTCCTTGCCTTGGTTATTCAGCAAATTTAGTGCACGTTGTAAAAGTGGTTTAGCAAAAGCCACACCACAGTTCACGCCTGTATCAAGCAACTCTTCTGCTATCTTGGCATTGATAGTATTCACTTGATCAAAGCGTGGTGATGTCCAGTATTGTTTTCTATAAATGGATTTTGCTAACTCAATAGGCAAATCCTTCATGTGACCTTTGTAGCCATTTGCTCGGGCTACCGCCTCAGTAATGCCATATTTGGTCGCACCACCACGATCAGTCGGATCATTCACGTAACCACCTTCGCGCTGGATCAATTCATTTAAAAACTGTTCAATGTTCATTCCACTTTCCTATAGGCAATAAAAAACCGCCCTAAGGCGGCATTGGTTGAATTAATGTTATTTCGTCAGGTTGTCTTTAGATTTCTTAAGCTCTTTCATGACTTCAATGATGGTTTTTCCTTCTTGTTTGTCGATGTAGTTGAAGATCCAGCGTACGATAGCCCAACCAGGTAATCCGCACACAAAGAAGAAGCCACCGAGCGTAATCATTCCCCAAATGTCAGCCACCCATGAATGCAGGGCAAATTTAACAATGATGAATGATCCACCAGCTAAGCTAGATACCACTGTGCAGATTAAGCCCACAGCCCATTCTTGTGGTGAGCGTGGCATACGCGTCATCAAAACCACTGCAGCGACCAAAGCCACAGCTAAGGTCACCATAATTGCCGCACCATAAAATTTTAAAAGTGCAGTTAAACCAAAACTACTTGTAGAGACTGGCTCCATATATTTCCCCAAATTTTTGACATAAAAAAAACCGCTTAACGCGGCACTCACTTCTTATCACTTAAACTTCAATATTCATGACTTCACCTGCAGGTGCACTCCTTACAATTAATTGCCCACGTACAAACACCCGATTACCCACTTCAAATGAGGTTGATGCTGAACAAGCCACCAAACCTGATCCATCAATGACCAATACCTTATAGTTGGGATGCTCGGCATTCTGAACCGTACCCACAAATTCAGACTCCCTTGGAATGAGATCCAATAAGCGCTTATATGCATTACTCATGATTAACTCGCTCAACGGTGACAGTCTGAGTGACTTTGCTATAACTAAATGAACCACTGATAGAATCCACAATTCCCCACCACTCAGCATTAAATGCCAGGACATCTGCGGGTTTGCACTGCCCAATTTCCTGTATTAAAGGCATCGTAAATGTATGCATCTCTACCATTCCTGCTTTGGCCAATGCTGACTTAGCATAAGCCCCCATTACTGATGCCGAGGTAAACAGATTATTGTTAACCGTCTCTAGCAATACATCACCACTAGTGCCAGTGCGTTTGACTAGTCCTGTATCACCTGTCTTGTCATTAGTGAGGCTAATACCGTTATAGTCAGGATAGGTTTCATAATCCGTAGATTGATCAGTAACGATCGACTCTGGCAACAAAATGTCATAGTCATTCGTATTCATCGAATCCCAGAAAGTTTTCTTATAAAATGGCTTGATCGTAATTGCCTGACTGTCTGCCTCACTATACACAAAGCCTCCACCTGCAGCTGTAATTTCCTGAATGGCTTTGATCGGCGTCAATCCTGAGTAACTGAAGCTCTCCGTTGGAACAATCCAACCCAATGCATCGATCAATTGCCAATTCAAACCGAGATCAGGATAAGCTGATCGATCAATCTCAGCCTGAACCAACTGTACCGATGTACGTTCATTTTCTTGAAGGAATGCCCGAGGTGGCGAAGATGGTGAATCTAGCAAGGCAGATGGACTACGCCCTGTTAAAGTATAGGTTTCTTGAGCAAACTGCCGTGATCGTGTGCGGTTCTCCAATAGCATTAAATGCTCGAAGCTGTTTACTACAATTTTCAGGATGACAGGTTGCCCTGCAACTGGATCTAGCTTTGACAGTTCATGTGCTGGAATCACCAAGGAATAGGACCAGCACCAACTTTGCCGATCGGTGCGATAGTTCCCGTTTAATACATGAATATTTTGCCCATTATCAAGGCGCGTTACGCTAATTTCATTCACGATATACCACCATGGTTTTGCTACAAATGCAGGAATACAGTCGTCGACGCCAAAATTCAGGATGACATTATGTGAGTCCACATCTGTGCAGAGACAATTAAAAGTAAGATCCGTACTGCCGACATATTCAGGGATTTCAGGTTCTGGCCAAGGCTCAACTGCATGTTTACGGTAATAAGTGGGGCAAGCCTTTTCCCAGGGAATAGAATTTTGAGTAACGAGTTCTAAACCCGTATCCCAATCAAATAAAAACTTGTGTTCGAAAACCTGCGCAACTTCATGACTGAATGTCAGCTGCTTACGCTTGCGAATGAGCTCATCCCATCCTGTGAAGTGCTGAATCCTTAGCTTGCTTGATTCTTCAAAAACCAAGCTTTGATTGATGAAGTACTTTTGATTCTCTTGCCAATACAAATAACCTGAACTGCTTAACCCTGTACCTTGTTCAAAAGCTTTTTGCACCGCCACCCTAAGTGCAAGCCCTGCCTGAAAGTTACTCTCAGCAGAATGACTGATGGTCAACCCTGAGTCATAAAAAAAGGCACTGTAATGTGCCTTAAAGTTTGGTTTTGACCACGATATTTCAGGTGTAGTCAAATATGGAATTGCTGTCTGGTATTCAGCAGCCCAATAAGTTTCAATACCACGTGTATGATTAATATCATTGATGCCAGATATGCTGGATTGAATAGACGTATCAATAACAGCAAGCAAGGCGCCTCGATTATCGATATTCCCCCAATTTCCACCACTGATTTCAGCCTGAATATTGGTATTGATCGTAGCGAGTAAAACACCTAATTGTGGCTCAACATCAGCAAAATTTAATACGACGTTATGACCGTCGACTGGCGTGAATGGTTGCTCAAAATCAAGTACGACATTATGCGCGTCTGGTGGCGTGTAAGACATTGACCACCTCTAAATCAGTAGGGTTTCAGAATGATGCTGTCGAGTTTTTGATGAGAGCCCAGTGCAATATCAGCGCTATTTAAAACAATATCTGTGCCTGAGATACCAATTGTGAAATCTGCATAAGGTTCGTCATCTCCATTGTATAAACGAGCCCAGATAGCAGTTCCTGCTTTAGCTGCCAGAGCTGTGTCAGTTGGATAGAGCTCAATCCCATCAACCAATACTTGTTTGATGCAAGGCTCAGGCAATGACAATGCACATAATGCATTTGCAGGATTTGCTGCAATTTCAGTACTGGCAGGCTTGGTGTCACTGTAATACACGAAATATGCGGAACCACTACCTGTATCCAAAAAATCAGCATGGGCTTGTAGGGCTAAAATTCCTGCTTTTTTTGATATTTGTACTGTCATTTCGTCACCACATTATCTTGAATTTCCTCACAGCTTCATTTACTTGCTCTTGGGTTGCTTGAACGGTCGTAGTTTGTAGTGGTGTACCATCAGCGCCAGTTATCTCAATCTTTTTCTCGTAATGACCCTTCATGATCTTTTGAATTTGATCAATCAATTTAATAGACATGACGACATTGCCTTTTTTTGAAACCAAAAGATCACTGAGAATCTGTAGTTGAACAATGTCGTTGGCACCAACAATGTTGTGTAACGGTTGATCTAAATATTCCTTTCTTGCTTCGTTAAATAGATCTACAAATTCTTGAGATAAATCAGCACCAGCCACCTTTGTTGGGTCGTAAGTCTCCACCTGTTGAGGTGATACATCAATGTTGAATTTTTCCTTGATGTCCTTAACTACTTCGGTAGGTGTCATAAACTGTGCAAGTGACCGAACAATAAAGGTTTTTTCTGTTTTTTTAAGTCTTGCCATAACTCACCATCCATCAAGGTACATCAAGGTAAGTGGGCAAAAAAATTTAAAACTACCCGATCAAACAGGTCCCACAACACGCTGCAATATTCTTTTCTGATACAAACGGCGCTTGTTTAGCAACCTCAACAAGCCTTTTCACGTTCTCGTTTGCTCCCCAGCGCTTGACTACACCAATGAACTCTTCTACATCATGAGCCGCTAAGTAATGCTTTGGTAAACCTGTATGGTCGCTATACATGATTTCACCATCTTCATCACGCTCAACACCAATATGGTAAAGCTCATGCTCGATCAATGCGCAAAAGTCGCGGTCATTTGAGTTTTCACAAAAGCTTGCATCGATAGTTATTAGATAGACAGGCACACAACCAAACCAATCCCGCATCTGTTGTTCCTGGCGTGCTTTCTTCCAACCACCTTGGTTAAACATCACTTTTTCGCACTGACCAAGCACCATACGTTTCTTTGCCATGCATGCAGATGATGCCCAAGCAAATGCTAAAAATGTTTCGTCATCATGAAGTAGTTCAGCAATATGGTCATGATCTGGGTTATGAAGTTCACCGCCAAGCGTTAAGAAGTTTTTAATCACCCAGTCTTTTAACTCCACGGCGGGTGCTAAGCGTATTGCTTCTTCTTCCTCCGCCTGATCAATCAGATCCGTTGGCGGGAATGGTCTGATCTGGTCCATTGAATGATTCTCTCTTTAAGTTTTTAAGCCATTGAGATGCGAATTGAGCTTCTATCTGTAATGGGCCAAATTCATCAATCTTGTATCTGTTAGCAGACTCTAATCGAACAACTGTAAAACCCATATCGGCAGCATGATCATATCGATCCATGCTCCAAGCTTTATTTGCTAATTTGCCACGGCGACTACCCGACCAAGGTCCACCTGAAATTTCAACTAAGATTCGATGCTCAATCAAATGGAAATCAAAACGCCAGTGCTTGGTGGATTTGAAATGGAATTTCTTTTCGTACTTGATCCCAAGCACACCTAAAGCGTGTTCAAATTCTTCTTCTGCTTCTAAATATGTGTCTTTAGCTTTAGGCAATGGTTTAGACCTTGGCTTGGTTTTGGGTGGGCGCTTTTTGGTTTTCCAGAAATAGTCGTTTTCATTCATAAATTGCGCCCATAAAAAAACCTCCCGAGGGAGGTTACTAATTATCTAATAAATTACTCAAGCTCTTCAATTAAGGAATAAATAGACTCCGTTAAACCAAACACGTGCTCTACGTCATTCTTATGAATTGAAGAGTCCAATTCATAATCAGCCTTGCTTCGTAAAAACTTTGCTTGACGCAATTTTGTAGAAATCTGGGCGGCTTTTTTATTTTTATCAGAGTTATTCAAATTTATATTTGAAAATAAATGAATAAGTCGCTGATGAACACTTGGATTGGAATAGTCTATTTTGTAGAAAAGTCTATTTTCAACTTCACTTAAAACATGATTGTATACACTATAGTACGCCCTATTAATCAATAATCTTGCTTGGATCTCATCGCAATTACTAGAATTAAAAAGCCCGCGAGCGTGGTCAAATATTTCTCTTGCTTTAACAGTCATTTAACTACGCTACATCCCTAACTAAATCTTCATCCTTTGAACAAAGAAAAATGAACATAACCTTATGCCAAATATTTAATAAGTTATTGGAATAAATTTTTTCAAATAATAAATCATTAGCTTTTAGTATCAAGTGAATTTCACTAAAAACATAAAAACTATTAATAATTTCTCCATCAAGAAAGTCAATTTCTACGATTGAGTTTGGTCTTATCTTTAATGACTTAATCACTTCTAAAGCTTCGTTGGCAATACTATTTGCCTCACTCCACTTTACATCAGCACGTAATAAGAATTTATTATTTACTGCTTCAACCTCATACTTGATTGTTTCCAAGATGTGGTTTACTTCCTTAATATCATTATATGGTTCTAACAACTCTATGAGTCTTTCAATAGTTGATAGCTCATAAAGATTTAAAGCCAATCTATGCAACTTAATAAAAAGTTCAAAATCTCTGGTTTCTATGAAATAGCTAACATTCGGCTCAAATAGCTTGAATGCTGCATGAATTCCACCTTGGTTCATGTAGCAAGCAATAGCATTACTCAAGATAATATTATTACAATTTAGATTTAATGCTGTTCTAAAAGCATGATCCATTTCGTCTACATTATTCGCATAGAAATATGCCAACCCTCTGATGTGCCAAGACTGTGCAGGGTCAATATTAATAATGCTTTTTGCTTGATTTAGATATCTAAGAAGCTCGAATTCAGACAGCACTTTATCTCTTGAGAATGATGTGAACTTCTCAAGCAGATCCTCTACTTTGGTTTTCGGCTGTAATGGCATGTTATTTAAGCCCATTAACTTATCTTGGGTGCTTAAATATGATAAGTCATTTTCGAACAGAGGTATATGTTTTTGATCATAAGTCAATAAAAAAGCCGCCAATAGGCGGCTCTAAGTAGCTCAGTAAATGTCCTTGAAGCTGACACAACCCTTACCATAAGAGGCGATATTAGCCATATCATTTGCATTCAGTTTAGTATCCTTAAGGCTGATAGTTATTCGGGCACCTTTAATACTTGCATAAGAGGCTATATTTGTTAAATCTGCTACAGTATGTTGAGCTGCGTTAAGCTCTAAACCACCGCCATATGATGCAATATTTACTAGTTCTTCTCGGGTGTACATTGATTATCTCTTCTTGTAAGGAGTCAACATATTATCTCAACAATATACCCGCTCCAACACATGCTTTAGAGCTTTTTTGCAATTAAAACAAGTACTGATACTTATTGCAGAATTTATGCTTATCGATTGAAATCACACATACAACAACGCTTCCCTTAAATTCTTAATACGCTCTTTCAACTTAATCATGATGCCATCGATCACCAACAACTCATTACGCGTCAAACCCGATCGACTTAAGTTTTGGTACTTACACAGCTCAGTACTACAAAATCCTAAGTCTTGTTTCGCTTGTACTTTGTCTGTCGTAAACACCTCGAATAAGAAATGAAAAACCCCTTCAACACCTAGTATGCGAAGGGGTTTTTATGTGCCGTAATACATTCGGCCCAAAGAGAGTAACTACGATTCATTAGTCCAAATTTGATATTCTATTTCTGCGAAAATATTGGTTATGTCTGAACCATCACCAGATACATGGCATTCATCACATTCGCAATAATATAAATCATCAGAAACTTTATAAATATTCATTGCCTTAATGCGGCAAATAGGACAAATCTCTAATTTATAAATAGGCTTAGATTTCGCGTCTTTAACAAATTCTACCCTTTCTCTATCCAGTTGCTCAGCTTCTGCGTTTATTTCTCTTATTTTCGCATATTCTATAGCCAACTCCTCTTTAGTTAGCTGACAAGTATGCAAATGGGGAAAGGTTATGGACATTGGTCCTAAGTCAGGCTCTCGTTTTTGGTTTGCTGGATCTAATTCAGGAAATTGTTCAAAGTATTCAGACCACTCACCCATGATTATTTTCTCATTTTATATTTCAATCCAATACATCATAGGCAATAAAACAAACTAAATAAATACATGTGCTTTAACGGTGATTATAGAATCTCTTTCAAACAATTTCGGCACACTTTGATTTCTTCATTATCAACTGTGTAATCAATCTCTGTCGCACCGTGAAATCCAAACAAACACATCAAGAATCGGAGCATTACTTTTCTCCATGTAAAAAAAAGCCCACTTCAGTAGTAGGTTGATGTGGGCTTAAACTAAGGACCTTGGAGGGTCATTGAGAAACTACAGCTGTTTCTAGAAATAATCATGCATACTGGTTCGTGAATTTTATGTGAAAAATTAAAACAAACCTGTATTTAATGAATTATCACTAATTAGAATCTGGGTGGCGGCATTTGACTTTAAATCACTACGATTAAAGAAAGCTACCATCGGGTGCCCTGATATTGCTTACACAAAGAACATTTCTCAGGGCATTAAAAATCCCGTCCTCAATTTGAGGGCGGGATTTTGGCAAACAAAAAAGCCCACCTTTCGATGAGCTTTTAAATATTTAGTGAATTACTATAACTTCGTCCACTATAGCAGAAATATGCCATATTGCGTCTAGACGGTCAAGCCTTGATTTTTCTAATATCTACTGTCTCACCCGTTTCTTTAAGTTCTTGGATTTTATTATATAAATATTCAATAGTAGGCAGCGTATAAACATCGACCTCCCTATCACCAAACTCAAAGTAAATATATCCCTTATTGTCAATTTTAAATTCCTTACTAATTGAAAATTCTAAATAAGTTTCTCCCAAAGCTTTCAGTAATTGATCATAAGCTTTAAGAGAACATGTCACCACCAATGTAAATTTATCCATCACTAAATTCGCAATCTTTTATCATGTCCTGCCAAATAAAATCTAGCACAACTCACCATAATTGCAGCCTGAGCTTTAGATTGGTTGGTTTCTTCAGCAACCTTACTTAGGCCTTTGTTTTCAACTTTATTTTTCACTAAGCACATCAATGCAAACTTGGTTGTAAAATCAGTGTTTTCACTCTTAAATATGCTTTTAAGCAATGCCTGCACATGATCAGCTTCAAAATCACTAATTTCACACTTAATGTATAGCTTGCTGTTGCGGGGTGTTTTGTCTGCCTCTTGAATCAACCAGTAAATTTGATTTACATGCAACCCATCTGGCAACCCACCACCTTTCATGCGAACAGTCTCACACCACGCCCCAAACTGCTCTAACCATCCATCAATATTATATTTAGCCCAATTCATTGTTTGTGTATTAACTGCTGCATTCATGCTCTATCCTCAAACTTCTCTTACATCTATGCCGTGTACTGTCTTCATCAAGTGTTTCTTGTTGCGATAACTATCTAATTTTCTTGTCGCTACTGACTTCACATCCTCCACTACAAACTCTCCAGTACTGCGGTAATACGTGAAATCAGCAAAATATCGTAATGCTGGTTTAGCTCGTTTCTCACCTTCAATTTTCGTCTTTGGCGCCAATTCAAATTTGGTATGGTGCTTTAGATCTCGGATCTCTCCGCGTTGCTGCATTGCCTTAAGTTCGATGTACCGCCGATGCTCTTTCTTGCTATCAAAGGTCATTCCATCTAATTCGACCTTTTCTGCTTTAAACTTGTTTCCCTTCCCTTTGCTTTTCGATTGCTTAGGCTGTGGAAACATTTCGCGGTACCGGGCAATGCTGATTGAAGTCATTTAGAATTACTCGGCCCCACCTTTTCAAAACAACCCTCTATACCTGTGTAACTGTATCCACGCTCATCTTTTGCCTTAATCATTGTTAGCCCAGATCGACTACCTCGCTTAATAGCTACGACTCTCAACTCACCTTGCGGATTCCAACTGGCTTGCTTGAATGCATCTTTATCTGGAGTAACTAAGTCCCCAATCTTTAAATCAGCCACCTTTACGCCACCTCCTTCAAGTTGCCACTGAAGCCAACCTGTTTCAGGTAGGACTCCCATTTTTTGGCTTGGGTTGGATTTTCGAGTTTTACGGCGATACGGGCTGCGAGTTTTTCAAAGGACTCCCCTGGTTCGCTGTACTTGCCTGCAAACTCAGGATGGTGAGCAAGTTTCTGCGCGAAAGTAGCTATCTGTTTTTCAGAAAGGTGTTTTGGGTTATTCGCTGCAGGTGTTTTGCTATATCCCGCTTTGGTCTCTTGGGAATACTTGCTTCGATATGCGTTCAACAACCAATCGGCAAAGTGGAAGTTCATGAGTTCATCGCAAAGGGATTTGTCTTGGTTGTAAAACTCAAATGCTCGTTTTTCCCGTTCAGCCCATTTCGCTGTCAGGATGGTTTTTGGATCGATGCTGTCATCAGCCAAAGAAATTTCTTCTCGAAGTTTTTTGAAGCAAAGCCAATCTTTTTTATTTTTAGATTCATCTGGAAGATTCTTTGGTAGATTCCGTGTCCCATTGTTGGGACTGTTAGGTGGGATTGTTGGGACTGTTTCAAGGGAACAATGGAACTGTTCCGTTGTTGGTACTGTTCCGTTAGATCAGATGGGTTGGGATGAAGTTCCTCCTCAACAAAATCAGCAGCAACAAGCACTACGTCATTAATAGTATAGAAGGATAAGAACATGAATATTTTAAATGGTACTGAAGCTTTTGCTGCGCTGGCTGCAGGTCAGCAAATTGAATGTCGTCATGTGCAGGCTGGTGAGTTCGATGATATTCGTAACTTCCCTGCTACGGTTTACTTTAACCCTGAATTTGAATTCCGTATTGCGATTAAGTTTTTCCAGATTGGAGAAATGCAGGTGCCAGAACCTATTAAAGAGCACCCAGCTAAAGGGACTCAATACTTTGTGCCTTCACTTTTGACTGATGACCTAACCAAGTCATTCAAGTGGAAAAACTCAAACACCGATTTAGTGGCGTTTGAGCGTGGACAGATTCACTTAATCCAGGAACATGCTGAAGCACATGCTCTTGCATTAATCACAGTGAGTTGTGGATCTATTGAAGTACGAGAAGAAACCACCTCAAATGATGTTGAAGAAAAGACATGTGCAGATCATACGGATCCTCAACAAGTCGAAGCGGAAGCAATTGAAACAGATCCAAGCAAGATTATTGAAAAGTTTGCTGCTCAAATTGATGCCTGCACATCGGCTAATTCTGTACTGGCTTTACGCCACACGTTCCTTGCAAATGGTCATCTAGAGCGAGAGCATCAGCAACACTTGATTAAGCTGACAGAAGTTAAGTTGCTTGAGATAGATCCTGAGCAATATAAGCCTAATGATGTGGAGACATCAGCACAGCTTAAATCGGATTTCATGCTTCAACTTACCAGTGCTTCTGAATTGGTTGTAATTGATGAAATTGCCAATCAAATTGAATCTGAAAATCGACTTACGGATATGTTCTACCCTCATAGTCGAGAACATCGAAGGTGAAAAGTCTGTTCCTGAATGGCGTGCTCAAAGAATTGAAAAAATAGAGGAATGGGCAAAAGCAATTCGTGATGCAAATCGAAACGGAGCAAGATCATGAGTGATTATTTAGTTAAATGCTCCCGTTGTAGAAATAAGCACCTTGAAAGTGATCGTGTTAAAAAGGCATCCAATAAATTTGGTTGCTGGGGACATGATTTAGTTTGCCCTCGCTGTGCTTGCACTACGTACTATCGCATTGAAGAAATAAAAGATGCACAGGAGCAAAGTCATGAATAACTTTTATGATCCTTGCTCAGAATTAAAGCCATGCCCTTTTTGTGGCGGTGAGGCTGGTATTGCAAGAATTGGCAATTCTCATACTCGAGAATACGTTGCTCAGGTTGGGTGCCGAATGTTTGGCTGTACAGTGAATCTAAGAGTTGGTGCGCCCAAAGGTCATGCAACTTCTGAATGGGTAGACGGCAAGGCTATTGAGAAATGGAATAAACGTGTTGAGGGGCAAAGTCATGAATGAAGAAAAACCACCAGTGGAGGTTCAAGAGTGTCCTGTTCATATGCCTGTTAGTTACTTTGGTGCTAACTATCAAGATTCACAATGTATTGATGGCTATTTATGGGATGAGGATAGTGGTGAGGGTGATGGACTACTGTACAACGGGGGTGATATCCCTTGTCCATTCTGCAGACCCGTTGAGCACACGCAATATCAGCTTAATAACGATGATGATGTGGTTGTTTGTGGAAAGTGTGAAACAACATTAACTCAATTACATTGGGCTGAAACCAAAAAGCCATCTGTAAAGCTCTATGGCTTCTGCAAAAAATGTAACTGCAACCAATGGGCAACTATCAAAGAAGAAAGGGAGCAAGGTCATGATTAAACAATTAAAACGTGTCGATCTACCTGAAGATCTTTGCTGGTGGTTCCATCCTGATTTTGAATCTATTGATCCATTATGGTCATGCGAAGAAGAACGCGGCTACACCCCTGAAGAATGGGAGCAACTTCAAGCTAACGGCAATATTAATATTTTAATCGATACTTCAGTTGATCTCGAAGAAATTGACCAGAATGCAGCTGGTGAATGGAAAGGTTTTACTCCTACCCCACCCTCACCAGAGCATTTTCTAATTGCATCATTTGACACTGAACATTCTGACTATGCTGTTTTTTGGTGGGCAAAAGAGCGTTTACCGCATTCTGTGCAGCAAAGTTTGGGGGAGGTTTCATGAAAGAACGTCCAATTTTATTTAATGCCCCTATGGTCAAAGCAATTTTGGAAGGTCGTAAGACTCAGACTCGTCGTGTGGTAAAAAGTGACCTGATTATTAATCAGGCAGAATTCGAGTGTGGAAACAGGCCTCATGTCATACGTAGTGAGCCAAGCTTGCAATATTGGGTTGAAAACGGTTGCCCATTTGGACAAGTCGGTGATCGTCTTTGGGTGCGTGAAACATTCATGGACTTGAGTGGCACGGGGGTAGAACACCGCGACTCAGAAGGTAAGCTTCAAAAATATGCTTATGCCACTGATTGTCCACGTGGTAGCCATTCTGATGAGTTGAGAAAGGATTTTGGTCTTAAATGGAAACCATCAATTCACATGCCACGCTCAGTAAGCAGAATTTTGCTTGAAATCACAAATATTCGTGTTGAGCGTCTGAATGGTATTTCAAAAACGGATGCTATAGCTGAGGGCGTAGATAAGTACCACAACTCTGATTTTTATGTGCGCTATGGTTTCGAGAATGATTGGTGTGCTAATGCGTTTGCTTCTTTTGCATATCTTTGGGAATCGGTATATGGCAAGGAGTCATGGACTGCTAATCCGTGGGTTTGGGTAGTCGAATTTAAAGTTATCCAAGGCGGTGCAGCATGAATGCAAAAATCCTTGACCCCTGCTGTGGCTCTCGCATGATGCATTTTGATCGTCACAACCCGAACGTAATGTTCGGGGACATCAGAACAGAAAATCATATTTTATGTGATGGTCGCACTCTTGAAGTATCACCAGATCTAGAAATGGATTTCCGTCAAATGCCATTTAAAGATGGTCAATTCAATTTAGTAGTGTTTGATCCACCACATCTAATCAAAGCAGGTAAACAAAGTTGGCTTGCTTTGAAATATGGGAAGTTGCAAGAAAACTGGCGTGAAGATATTCAAAAAGGTTTTTCTGAATGCTTTCGAGTGTTGGCCAACGGTGGTGTTTTAATTTTCAAATGGAATGAAACACAAATTAAGGTTAATGAAATATTAGCCTTAACAGATCAAAAGCCAGTGTTTGGCCACATCAGTGGTAAACATGCAAATACGCACTGGATTACTTTTATGAAGATGGAAAACTTAAAGAAGTGCTTTGGAGGAAGTGATTATGGCTTTACGAACACTAAATAATTTTGATGAAAATCAGAAAGCTAAGTTACTTAATGATTTTATAAATGCCCCTAAAGACCAGAATTTTAGTCATGAAATAGTAGCAATGTATTTAGGTTGTTCTTCCTGGACACTAGCACGAATGCGCTGTGATGGCTCGGATTTACCCTATACAAAAATAGGTCGTCGAATAGCATATAAGAAAGCTGATGTACTGGCTTATGAAAAGAGCCGAACAGTAACGTGCACAGCTCAATATGCATAAAGAAAAGGCAGGTTTATCCTGCCTTTATTTGATTCAATCTTTCAGTCCAAACACTTTCATAATTAAAACAATCGATCTTCCCTTGATAAACCGCCTCTACCATGTTCATTGATGCCTTTAATTCTTCTATAGGAATCTGAACATAACCACCAGTCACGTCTAATCTAGGTCTTGCAGTGTGATTAAGCAATCGCTTAGTCACATAAATATTAAATCTCAATAAATTACAAATAGTCGCAAACGTTCTTCGGAAATCATGCATAGATACATAAAAGCCAGTTTTCTCCCCTAATATCTGCAATAGTCGGTCAACTTTAGTAGCATGAATATTCGCAGACGTAGGCATTTTGGTAGCAGGAAATACCCAATCATTTTCTTTCAGAAGATAACGATCTTTTAAAATTGAAAGTAAGTGGTCACCTAGTGGGAAATGATGATCCGTGCCATTTTTGGTATCTCTAAAGGTCACTGTACCACTATTAAAATTTACGTCTCGCCATTTTAATTGGCAAATTTCTTGGCGACGACCACCGGTATACATTGCAAAAAGTAAAATATCACGACTGGTGTTAGAACGTGCTGTATTTTCTAAATTCAGTTCGTCTTGGTAATTCAACACAGCATTGTAATATGTATGAATAACATCTTTATGTAGATGTCGTTCACGTCTTTGAATGACATTCCAGCCCTTCGTAACTGCGATAATATCAACAGGATTAGTTCTAAGTATTGGTGTTTCATCTGAAGAATATAATACGTGAATGTATTTCCAGATTGTTCCCAATAATGATAAAGCCCCATTAGCCGAAGAAGGACTAACCTGTGAGACTTCAATAAATTTATCTAAAACTTCATTCTTAGTAATTTCAAATAGTTTCCGCTTACTCCACCCTAAGTATAGATCAAAATATTTATTGTACTGGCGAATTGTCTTGGGCTTAAATTCATTACGTTTTAAATAAATTGCGAGAGCATCCTCAACAGTAATATCTAATGGATCATTAACCTGATTAGTCTTAGATAGCTTCTTATACTCACCATTTGCAATCTGCGCTAGAATCATCTGAGCTTTTTGCACGAGCTGCTAAAGCTGAAATTTCGTTTGTCTTACCAATAACCACTCTATAAAGATTACCTAAATGCCGACGCTCAATAATATATGATTTGGATTTTGTAGTAGCTCGTACTGCAAAACCAATCAGATCCTGATCACGATAAATAACTTGTCCTTTTTCAGTCAATGAAATAGCATCAACCGAAGTTTTATTAAGTTTCATGATTTTTTTAAGCCAGATTTTTCTATAGATTTAAAGATTAGATCACTTTATTCAACAGTCTACAAATAGTCTACAAGAAGAAAAAACAACTATTAAACCCCATGTTTTAAGATGTAATTAATTGTTTTTTAAAAATATTAATAATTCAAGCTAACCACAGGCGTGTTATAAAAAAGATAGAAACCACCTAGTTTAGTCGTCATTGGAAGGGTTAGCATCAGGTCATTTTCTCTAGTATTTACAATAGCTTAAATCTTTTTAAAGTTGTATCCGTTTGTACCTGCAATGCTTGGTTAAGAGATAAAAGATATACAAAATAGTATACAAATCTTTTTAAGAAAATTATTTCAAAATTTGTATACTTTAAAAAATTCGCTATATTTTATCATCTTAGGTATCAGTCACCAAAGATAGAAAGCACTTAAACCAATGATTATATCCACTTCGATACTGCCCCAATAACAAGCTCATCTAAAAAACAGGTAAACCCTTAAGAGTTAAAGAATATTTATGTGATTTTGGATATAATCCAAAATTGAATTTTTACGGAATATCTATTGAAATACAATAACTCAACGATACTCCGTGTGCCATAATTAGAAGCTATAATTTCTATCATTACCTAGTTTTGAAAATTGATCTTCCATATCATTAAATGCATCGGTAAAACCATCTAACGAAATTTTGTTCTCAATAAGTTGTTTTTTATTATTCTGGAATCGTGTAAAAGCATAATTTCCACTTTTAAATTGCTTAATCAATTCTGAACCATTTCTAAATAATCCTTCACGCTCTTGAAGGATTCCTTTGTTATCCACATGAATAAAAACTGGATTATCCTTTAAATGTTTTTCACCAATATTTACAATGTATTGATAATTAACATGCAAAATGGAAATAGGTCCTTTACTCATAACACATGCTTTCATATCCTCAAATACTTTGTATTGACATTTTATTTTCCAGCTAGCGCGCCCGAGCAACTTATTCTCGATTAAGTCCATTTCGACATAATTGCTTGATTTAGCATTAACTTTTAAAATTAAATTGGAAATTTGATCTTCAGATGCATTAGTGTTACTAGCTATGATAGAGCTTATAATAAAAAAAGATAAAAAAAAAATTTACGCATAATGAAATCCCCAGTACATTTAAAAAAGCTATAATAATCAACATTTTTTTGATATCTATTGCCTAATGTATCATTTTTAAAAAATAAGTGTGTTTTTTTACAAATAAATCTAAATATGTTGCTTATTACTCATTTTTTACTCAAAGTACTTCCAAGTTGCTCTTGTTATGATGTCTGTATTATACAAACTTATAAAATTTGACTACACAGAATAATAAAAAGAAGTTTCCTAAAATAATAATCCCACTCTTTCTATAAAGACTTTATTAATCTTTATCGTCATCGCATCAATCTATATCTTTTTAAAAAATTCTAAGTTATTTACATATAACTATTAATTCTACTCATAAGTTCATCAAAATTAAAATCAACAGCCTATGTTTCTTCCTGATAATCCTAGAAGTACTAATGTGTTTACACTAAAAATTAAATTTGTACTTTATATTATTTAGCACTGCACATTCAGAAATGTTTTATATTTTAATCAATAGAATACAAATTAAAATATGAATGAAAAATTATCAAAAAAAACATACAAGGTGGTTTTCAAATTTATTAATAACCAGTAAGCTTCAAACTATTTTTCAATTTTGTGTTTAACGTGTGCAGGAATATTGATGTAATCGCCCGTGGACAACTCACGTTTTGAACCGCCCTCAAATTCTAGTATTGCTTTCCCTTCAATAACCATGACCCATTCATTCTCATCCTGATC